TATAGCGGCTCATCCAACTCAGGCAAGTTCATCTTGGCGTTCAACGACAACAAGGAATTGGCAGCAACAGTCGATCCCGTTCAGTTGTCGGATGCTGCAAACCAATATCAGTTCCTGTCGGACGAGGCCACCCAAAAGCTGATGGTCGCTCACCGCATCACCTCACCGATGCTGCTTGGCATCAAGGACAACTCAGGGCTTGGCAACAACGCTGAGGAGCTGAAGACCGCTTCAATCCTGTTCGACAACATTGTCATCCGCCCGATGCAGGAGGTGATCCTTGAGGGCTTGAACAAGATCCTTTCGTACAACGACCTCCGGTTGAATATCTACTTCAAGACGCTTCAGCCGCTTGAGTTCACCGAGCCTGCCATCCAAAGCGCAGAAGTCATCGAGGAGAACACGGGTGTCAAGGCTGACATCATCGCTGCTCCTGCGGTTGCCAACGCTGAGGTGCAGGAGGACTTGATTCAGAAGGAGGCTTCGTACAACGGAGCGCAGATTGCAAGCTCGCTTCAGATTATGCAGAGCGTGAAGGACGGGGTATTGACCACCGACCAAGCAATCACGTTCCTTGTGCAGATGCTTCAGTTTGACCCGCAGGTCGCCAAAGCGTTGTTTGCGGGTAACTCTGCAAGCGTCATCACGCAGATGAAATCACACAAATTCAAGCAAGAAGTACCTGAATTCACCCACGAAGAAGAACACAAGTGGATTGAGGCTCTGCGGGGAAAGGGTGAGGTCGTTGATTTAGATGAATGGGAACTCGTTTCTGACGAGGTAGTCAACGACCCTGACAATGAGGATGCCCACCTCGCCAAGCAGTACAACTTCGCAGTTGAGGACTTCAGCAACGCTGACGACCGCAGCTCATTCGATAGTGGCCTATACAAGATCCGCTACGCCTACACCCGCAACATCAGCGCAAACTCTCGTGAGTTCTGCCGTGAGATGGTGTCAGCAGCAAACGGAGGATTGGTGTTCCGCAAGGAGGACATCGATATGATGAGCTTCAGCGGGGTTAATGGTCAGTTCGCACCGGAAGGTCAGAGCGTGTACTCTATTTGGAAATGGAAGGGCGGAGCGTTCTGCCACCACGCTTGGAGGCGTTTGGTTTACTTCCGCAAGCGATCAGGAGGCAAGTTCTTGCCGAACGATGGATTGGACAACGACAAGCTCATCAGCACAGAACAGGCCATCAGCGATGGTGTTCCTACGGCAAAGCTCGTCCCCAATGCTTGGGATGAGGCTCAGACCCGCCCTATCGATACGCCCTCTCGTGGCTCACTTAAATACGGATAAATAAAATGGCAAAAGCCCTTTGGATCAAGCGTGAAGATTTAGTGCGGAATACTGCGCTCGGTGGCAATATCGACACCGACAAGTTCATTCAATTCATCTCCATTGCACAGGACATCCACATTCAGAACTACACAGGCACCAAGCTCTACGACAAGATCAGCAATGATATTCTTGCCGGAACGCTTGCAAACCCCTACTTGGCGTTGGTGACGGACTACTTGCAGCCTATGTTGATTCATTGGGCAGCAGTCGAGTACATCCCCTTTGCGGCCTACACGATCGCCAATGGTGGTGTGTTCAAGCATAGCTCGGAGAACTCAACGACCGCTGAGAAGGTCGAGGTCGACTACCTTGTGGAGAAGGAGCGCAACATCGCTCAATACTACACCGACCGCTTCATCACCTATATGAGCTACAATCAGGCGACTTTCCCTGAATACTACTTGAATAACAATGCTGACGTTTTCCCCGATACTGATGCGAACTTCAGTTCGTGGGTGTTGTGATTTATGAAGAAGCAAACATACAAGCCCAAGCCGAGCAACATTGTGAAGCTCAAAAGTTATTTAGGAGAGAATGAACAACATCGGATGGGGTCAAGGAGCGGTCAACAACGCAATCGGTTGGGGACAGGGCGTAGCGAACAACTCAATCAGTTGGGGCTTAATCGCAAACGATAGTTATTCACCTGAAACGAATTTGACAGGTCTTTCATTTGGTTGGAATACTTGGGATGATATTTGGCAAACAATTAGTACTCAATGGGAACAACTTTAACGGGGACTACTCCCCAAGACACTTACGATAGCCTCATCAAGGTTACCGACAACGGGCCGTTAAGCAGTACGGCTAAATACCTATCTGATGGATTGGGCAATGATTCAAAGTTGGCCTTGTCTACGGGTAACATTGGTATTGGAACCACTACCCCAACTGCCTTTGCGAACTACACAGTATTGAGTGTAAACAATGCTACTCAAGGTGGTATTGTTGAATTGCAAAGCAACGGAACCTCTGCGCTTCGTATTGCTGCCTCAACTACTGATAGTGCGCTGTGGGAAGCTCGCAATGTTCCCGTTTTGTTTGCATCAAACAATACCGAGCGTCTTCGTATCACCGCAGGTGGCAACGTAGGCATCGGCACAAGTTCGCCTGCTTTCAAGTTAGATGTTGGTGGAGATTCTCCCGTTGTAGCCATTAACCGAGCTTCAGGTAACCAACCAAAGTTGGCTTTCGCTCTATCAGGTACTGAATATGGTTCAATCGTTTCAAGCGGAGCAACGGGAGAAAACCGATTCTCAATTGGTCCTTCAATTGGTTGGGGTGGATATCATACCTTTTACACCAATACTTTTGAGCGTTTCCGCATTACTGACAACGGAGTAACCTTCAATGGTGACACCGCAGCAGCCAACGCCCTTGACGACTACGAGGAGGGGACTTTTACTCCGTCTGTTGCTTTTGGTGGTGGCTCTACGGGCATTACTTACTTTGACCGAATTGGTAACTACACCAAAATAGGCCGTCAAGTAACTTGCACCATTTATGTTGCTATGACTGCGATAGGAAGCAGCACGGGAGCGGCCACGCTTACGGGCTTGCCATTTACCGCTTCGGGTCTTAATAGGGGCATCGCAACCGCAGCATCTATCCGTTTTGATAACATTACATATACGGGCACATTATCTTTATTAGGTGGTCAAAGTGGCAATACTTTAGCTTTTGGGCAAACTACAGAAGCAGGCGTTGATAGCCTTTTAACAAATGCTAATTTTAATGGTGATTCTGAAATGGTAATAACAGTTACCTACTTCGTATAATAAATAAACAACAAACAAAATGATTGAGGAAATCACTTACATCAGCGCCTTCAACGTCAAAGCTGACGGAACTATTGAAGTACGCAAGACCACCGATGTAACCAAAGACGGAGCCGTTATTGCTTCATCGTATTGGCGCACGGTACTCCAAGTCAACGACCCTGCTGCCGATGAGGTGTTGGGTGTTGATGGCTACTACCGCTCTTTGGCGAACGATGCTTGGGCGATGGTTCCCGCACCTGTTGCTCCTGTCGTAGTAGAAGAAGGAGAAGAAGCGTAAATTAGCAGGGAATTAAAACCCCTACTAATGGAACATCTACAACAACGCTTGGATGCTTTGAAGCAGCAAGAGGCGAACCTACTAATGCAATTAGATGAAGTTCGTGTGCTGATTCAAGCCTACGAGAATACCCTAAACAAAGATGACAAAGGAGTCAGCTGATAGCGTTATCACGTCTTGGTCTCTAACGGGAGCAGGGCTTCTCGTTGGCTACGTTCACCAAGTGTTGGGTCTTGCGGTGCTTTGTGCATCGTTGGCCTACACCTTGTGGAAATGGCGTAGAGATTGGCTAAAAGAGCAAGAGCGTAAGAATGCTGATTGAGCGTCTTTTTCGTAATCCGAAAACAACATTGCTTGGGCTGATTCTTATCAGCCTTTGCTTTTTGTTGGTTTTTTTAGAGCGTGCGAGCCTAAGTGAGGTCAGTACTTTTATGGTTGGAGCATTTGCCCTTCTTTTTCTCAAGGATCCAAAAGATGAAAAAACAACAGGCGATAAGTAAGCACGTCAGCAAGAGCAAGAAGCGAGGCAAGCATTCCAAGAGTGCAAGCAGCAACAAGGCGAGCAAGAACTACAAGAAGGGCTACGTTGGTCAAGGGCGATGACAAAGAACTTCTCACTCGCTGAACTGACCCAAACGAATACGGGCCTCCCTAACGCACTTCCCAAGCACTTGGAGGCAAACCTTCGTGCGCTTGCAGAAAACGTCTTACAACCTGCGAGAGACGCATTAGGAGCCATCGAGGTGACAAGTGCGTACCGCAGTCCTGAAGTCAACCGCAAAGTTGGTGGCTCAAAGACCTCGCAGCACGTCCAAGCTCAAGCAGCCGACCTGAAGTTTCACGGAGGCAATGATGTCCTGTTCAAGTGGCTCTCACGGAACGTGGACTTCGACCAACTCATTTGGGAGTTTGGCACGGATGTAGAACCCGCTTGGGTTCACGTTAGTTATGCAGCGGGCAAGAACCGAAAACAAAAACTGAAAGCAATCAAAGTCAATGGCAAAACCAAATACCTCCCTTTTTGATGAATGGCTCAACCAACTCGAAGATGCACCTCAACCGACTTGCAACATTGACAATCCTGACGAGTGTACTTCTTGCGGCAGTTAGTGGATGCCGTACTGCTCAACCTATCCTCGAGAGTGTGATTGTCAAGGACACGGTGATTGTCACGGAAACAAAGTACCTAATCGACACATTGGAGGTGATGAAGGACACCGTGATCTACCAAGACAAGGTACGCCTTCAGCTAAAGTACATCGACCGAAAGGTGGTCGTTGAGGGTGCGTGCTTGCCCGATACCATCCGAGTGACCCAAACGAAGGTGCTGACCAAGCAAGAGCCGAAGAAGAAGGGTTGGTCGTTTGATGAGATCGTCTTCACGCTCGCCTTCATCTTGGTGTTTGCCTACTTCATTAAGAAGTGGATTGATAAGCTCGTGGAGTAATTATACCCCTTTAAGGCACTTTTAAGCGCATTAGAGAGGTTTTATACCTCAAAAGGTATACTGACCTACCTCGCATCATTTGGATGCGTTAGAAGCAAGATTCTTCTTTTTTCTTTACTTGGTTTCTTTTTTCTTTCAAGTACTTGGTAAGTTAGTAT